TCACCCTGCTCACCGACGAGATCGGCTGCGTAGCGCGGCGCTCGGTGGTGACGGCCGGGCAGTTTGTCTTTTTCCTGTCGGATGCCGGGGTTTACCGCCTCGACACCCAGCTCGACCTCAAGCTCCGCGCCAATACCCAGCCGCTGTCTGATGCCATCGCCGACCAGCTCGACGAAATCAATACCGACTACGCCTACGCGGCCGTGGGCAAGTGGTGGAACAACCGCTACTACCTCGCCGTGCCGCTCGGCGATACCACGGAGTCGAACAACGCGCTCTTCATTTGGAACGCCCTCAACCAAGCCTGGGAAAGCAGGGACACCTATGCCGTCTCGCTCGATGAGCTCCTCATCGCAGGCTACGAGAGCCAGCGCCGCCTCTTCACGGCCGCCCGCACGGGCTCGCTCTTCCTCTTGGACGAAAACGAATACGGCGACGATGTGCCATTTGCAAATACCGAGGACCTCTATACCGATGTGGAGGCCATCCTCGAGACCCGGCGCTTTGGTTTTCAGTCGCTCAACTCCAAGCGCCTCCTCCGCGCCAAGGCCAGCGTGCTCCTGCCACCGGATGCCGCTTGCGCGATGGATGCCATCACGACCGACTACGACAACGATTTCGAGATAGCCGCGCTCACCAACACCACCGAGGAGGAGGAGACCTACACGCTCAAGGCCCCGCTGCGCTGCAAGGCCACCGCAATCGACATCCGCTGGCGCACCACCGCCGGCCGCCCCAGCCTCCGCACCCTCATGCTCGAAGCCGCCCGCTCCAGCATGGACCAGACCGAAACCCGCACACTCAACTAACCATGGCAACTCTCACTAAAGGCAAAACCTTCGCCAACGGCGAACTCGTCACCCCCGCCACGATCCACCAACTCGTCGATGACGCGACCATCAGCGGCATTGTCAATGCCGACATTGCGGCTGGTGCGGCCATCGCCGACACGAAGCTCGCCACAATTAGCAGCGCAGGAAAAGTGCTACCCGCTGCGGTGCAAGGCACGGCAGTCATCACGACTGATTCCCGTCTCTCAGATGCCAGAACACCGGTGACGCACACCCATGATGACCGCTACTACACCGAGACAGAGATGAATGCTTTGTTGGCAGGGAAAGCCGCATCCTCGCACACGCACGATGATCGCTACTATACTGAGACGGAGATCGACACCAAGCTCTCAGGGTTGCCGGTGAGTGGTCACACGCACACGATTGCCAATGTCACTGGCTTGCAAACGGCCCTCGATGGCAAGCAAGCCTCTGGAAGCTACGCGCCTGCAACGGGTATTGCCGCTACTGCCATCACGGGAACAGCGGTCATCACAACAGACTCCCGTCTCTCGGATGCCAGGACACCGACCACGCACACCCACGACGCCTCGGCAATCAACGCAGGCACACTGGCTATCGCCCGCATTCCTACGGGCGCGACAGCAACCACCGCCTGCATCGGCAACGACTCCCGTCTCTCGGATGCCAGGACGCCAACCACGCACACGCACACGATTGCCAATGTCACAAACTTGCAAACCGAACTGGATTCAAAAGTAAGCGGTTCAAATTTAGGGCTATGCAGCGCGTGGGTGAATTTCAACCACGGCCGCATGCTTGGAGTGACCAACGCAGCCAATGGCGAGTCAATTTCGGTAACTGCCGGAAGCTCTTCTGGAACATGGAATAGCACAACGGCTTTTTCAACGGGGCAGCTTGGCATTATTTACTATGTAACAAGTGCAGGAGCGGTTCCAAACGCCTCGCTTGGAGGCATCAATGTCTCCACACTTGGGTTTCAGATACGGGCCATTTCTGGGAATACTGCAACAATAAAACTCCTCGCAGGCCCAGCCGCGACTTCACAGACGATCACGGGCAATGGCGGCACAAGTGGTTTCCAGTATATAAGCTACGGAATTAGAGCTCAATACGGGGTGGCAAGCATCACCAAGGCAGCGGCGGGAAGCCACATGAACTTTACATTTAATTTTACAAACCCGTTTGACTTCATTGATTATTGCTATCAATTCCAGATGGATGCGCGTTCATCGGCGGACATTTATATTCAGACCAAAGGCCAAAGCAGTATCCAGCTACAGGTATTAAATTTCACCGACGCCTCGGTTTCCAGTCAGATGAATTTTATGGCTTTTGGACTATGACCGCCGCCCCCACCATGCTCCGCCCCGAGCCCTACCACGCGACCAAGCTCGCTGTGCGGCGGTCCCCATTGCACCGGTGGGGCGTCTTTGCCACAGCCCCTATCGCCAAGCACGAAGTTCTCGAGGAGTCCCCCTACGCCTGCGTGCCCAAGCGGCAACTCGCCAAAGCCCCCGCCTGCGAGACCTACAGCTACTATTTCGACGACTCGACCAGCATCCTCGGCTTCGGCCTCGCCCCCCTCTACAACCACCACGACACCCCCAATGCCTGCCATGAGATCGACCAAGTAAATGAACTTATGCGGCACTACGCCCTGCGCGACATCGCCGCAGGCGAAGAGATCACCCTCAACTACGGCGCAGAAAACGCCAAACAATTTTTAAAAAAGGACTAATCCTATGGCAAAGAACATGAACAGCGGCGGCGGAGGAGGAATGTCCGGTGGAGGAGGAGGCGGCGGTGGCGCGATGAGCGCAGCCCCAGCTATGAGCCAAGCTATGAGCCAAGCTATGAGCCAAGCTATGAGCCAAGCTATGAGCCAAGCTATGAGTGCCGCCATGTCCGACAACAACATGGGCGGCAACGCCATGTCCGGCGGTGGCGGCATGAGCCAAGCCCCCGCTATGAGTGCAGCTATGTCCAACGGCGGAGCGATGTCTGGCGGCGGCGGCATGAGTGGCGACCCACTCCGCACCGGCATGTCTGTAAACCCTCGTCAAGCCCCCAGCACGCGAGATTTTCGCAATGAGTTGTCAGCCATTCGCACCGCCAGCGGCCAGATCGCCCAAGATCAAGCCAACATGGTTGTCGACACCGCAGGCCGCCTCAGCGACCAAGCCATCGACAGCACCGGCGAGATCGCTAAAAAGCTCGAAGACAGCACCTACACAGCCGCAGCGAACCAGAATGTCAAGGACGCCGGAACCTCCGCCGCCCAGCTTGGCCAGAGCTACAACCAAGTCGGCCAGACTGCCGACCGCGTAGCGGCCTACAACGACCCCGCGCAAACCCGGCTCAACGAGATGGCCCTCGGCCAACTCTACCGCCCCGACCAACTTTCCTCCCAAGGCGTCTCCGCCGACCAGGCGCAAGGTGCCCGCGTCGCCGATGTCGGCCGCATGCAGGCTGCCCAGGCCGGCGGCCCGAGTGATGTGCAAGGCCCCGCAGGCTACACCGCCGACCAAGTTAACGCACAATCTGTATCCGGCGCTCAAACTGGCCCAGTCGGCGACATGCAAGCCGCCCGTGTCCGCCGCGTGCAAGAGATCGGGACCAACGACATCCGCGCCAGCGCCGCCGAGCGTGGACTCATGCGCGAGGCCCGTGGCAATGGACTCCTCGGCCAACTGGAAGGCCAAGCCAGCAACGACCTCGCCCTCGGGCGCTCACTCTCCGCCGAGCAACAACGCGACGCCACCCAATCTGCCCGCGCTGGATCCACCGCCCGTGGCCTTGGCCTCGGCCAATCCGCCATGGCCGCCGAGCTCCTCAACCGCGACCGCTACGCCACCCAACGGGAAGGCGAACGCCGAGGATTTGCCAGCAATGTCGCACAGCAAGGCGTCGGCCTCCGCTCCGCAGCCAACCAAGCCTATGCGCAAAGGCAGGACGCCAACGCAGGCCGCACCCTGCAAGCCGACAGCGCCAACCAAGGCATGGCCCAACAACGCGCCATGCAGAACGCGCAGTTCTCCCAGCAAGCTGGCCTCGCCAACCAATCGACCGCCCTCCAGCTCGGCCAAACCAACGCCCAATTCGAACAGCAAGCCGCCCTTGCCAACCAATCCGCCGGACTCCAGGCAGGCCAGCTCAACCAATCCGCCAACGCCCGAGCCAACGAGTTTCAACAGCAAGGCGGCCTCCAAGCCTCGCTCGCCAACCAGCAGACCGGCCTCCAGCTCGGCCTCACCAACGCCCAACTCCAGCAGCAGGCCAACGCCACCTCCTACGAAAACTCCCAGCAATCCGCCATGGCCAACGCAGGTTACGCCCAGCAGGCCGGACTCGCCAACCAACAGGCCAACCTCAACGCCGCGCAATACAACTCCTCGCAAAACCTCGCCGCCCAGAGCGCCAACCAATCGGCAAACTACAACGCCAACTACGCCAACCAAAATTTCCTCCAAGGCGTTTCAAGCCAAAACTTCAGCCAATTCCAAGGCCAGCAAGGCATGCTCGGCTCCCTCTACGGCCAACAAGCAGGCATCGCCCAAAACCAATACGCCAACGACCTCGGCCTCGCCCAGGCCAATGTCGCCCTCGACCCCTTCCAACGCGCCCTCGGCAGCAACATCCCTATAGCCAGCCAAGGCAACGCCGCCTCGATGATCGGCCAGAGCTTCGGCAACAGTATGACCTACGGCAGCGACCTCTTCAACACGAACACCAACATGCAGGCCAGCATCTACAACAGCTACAACAACAACCAGTCCGCTCTCAAAGGTGCAAAACTTCAAGCCGGAGCCAGCGCCGCCGCAGGGAGCGATGCAATGACCGGAAGTATTATTTCCGGCGCAGGGTCCGCCGTTGCCGGTGCCGCCGCTGCCGTTTGCTGGGTGGCGCGCGCGTGCATGCCAGACCGATGGCAGGCATTCCGCCGCTCCATGCTGCGCCATGCGCCAGACGGCTTCATCGCCGCCTACTGCCAGCACGGTCCAGCCATCGCCGCCCGCATCACCACACCCCTCCGCCGCCTCCTCGCCCGAGTCACACTCCGCAGTCTCGAACGCGCATGGTCTTAATTAAATACAAACTCGACGGCGCCCACCGCGCCTGCACGCCCGAGGATACTCTGGCCCGCATGCGCCCGCATTTCCGCGCCGCTGGCATCACGCGCCTGGGAGAGATCACCGGCCTCGACCGCATCGGCATTCCTGTGGCCCAATGTATCCGCCCCGCAGCGCTTGTGCTGGCGGTGGATAGCGGCAAGGGAGCTACCCCTGCCGCCGCCCGCTGCTCCGCTATGATGGAAGGCTTCGAGCGCCATGTCGGCGAGTCCGCTCCGATTCGCACCCTGTGGGACACCATCCAAAATCTCGGCGACGCTTGCGAGACACGCCTGCCGCTTCTCAAGGGAGCCACCCTGCGCCCCGGCGTGCCAATGGAATGGACCGAGGCGCGTTATTTGCAAACCGGCAACCCAGTGCTTGTGCCCGCCTGCACCGTCCGCCTCATAGCCCGCCAACCTGCCGACCTCCCATGGCATATGGCCCCCTTTGCATTCACCTCCAACGGCCTCTCTTCCGGCAACACCTATGCCGAAGCTGTTTGCGGTGGCCTCTACGAAGTCATCGAGCGAGATGCCACCTACATTGCCCAAGAGCGCATGGCCTC